TTTTCTCGGTAGCATTACTAACAGCAGTATTGGCTTTCATCAGCATGTAGGTATCTATAATTCCTTTTTCGATGCTACCGATTTTCTCACCAGTCTTACCCTTAGAGCTGTATTGTGCCTGACCTGTTTTAGATGGGTCTAGTTCGTCAGCTAATCTTTCCAAGCCAAAAGTATTCTTACCAGGTAATAGGAAATCAGCACCTCTTAAGGTAGCTCTGGCTGTACCACCACGAACTTTGTCGGCATTACCCTCTACGAAGTCCCAATTACTACCCTCTAAGCGTCCCGTGTCCTGCAAAGCCTTGAGGCTGGCGATGGCTGCCTGGTCATTACTGATATTAGCTTGTTTAGTTAGACCATTAACCAGTATCTTCTTTCTATCTGAGTCTAGTTTGTCAAAAGCTGCTACATATTTGTCTTTGTTGGTTTTAACAATCGCATTGGTGTCATATTCCTTCATCTTACCGATTACTGGTGAGCCATCCTTACCGAAGACTGTTTTATTCTTCTCATCAACTAGATTTAACCCCTTAAACTCCTGATCTGGGAGTGGAGCTACTCTAGGTGCCTGTGGCGTGGGGGTAGGCTGGGCTTGATTCAGCTTTTGTTCGGGTTGATTGGGCTTTTTAGGCTCAATCATGCTGTTTATGGAGTTGTTAGCCTGTTGTTGGGCAGTTTGCATCTGTGGTTTTGGTGCAGAACGACGAGCAATAGCCTCCTGAGCCTCACGCTGCTTGCGTCTTCTCTTCTCTTCCTCATCTTCACCGAATGCTCCTCGGAAGAAATCACCGATGCCTGTAAATAAGCCCATATTTCCTCCTTAAAGTGCTTGCTGCTCTGAATATACGTTGCCGTATGTCTCTTGAACCTTCTTCTTCTCAACATCTGACAAGCCACCAGCGTCTACGATGGCTGCTACGGCTGCATCTTTAACAGAACCACTCATCGAACTCTTTATGATTGAGTCCAGAGCGTTAACTGCTGCATCAAAGCGTCCGTTGTCGCCAGTAATCTTAGAAACTGCCTTCTGAGCTGAACCGTCTGTGCCTAGAGTTGCTCTAGTAACGCCAGTTTGGGCAAGGTTGCTATCCAAATCGTTGTAGAAGCCACGAAGTGCGTCTGCATCTGTAGTGCCTTTAGAGCTTTCAAGTGCTCGTTTAGCAGCCTTCTGGTCGGCTGTGAACTTAGCTCGTTGTTCGTTACTGTATTGACCGAGGGCAGCTTTGTCTTTGTTCTTGTTGTCACCGATAGTTTTAGTAGTCGATTTGAAACCTTCATCAGCTTTAGTTCGTGCATCACCTCTGTTAGTAGAGTCGTAAGCACCGACTGCTGCGTAACTTGCATCAATCTGTGGAATTGCATCTGTGTAGTTTTTAGAAGCAGTTTTGAGCTGATCTCCGTACTGTGATTCAAGTTCTGCATCACGAGACTTTATGAGTTTCTCAAGGTCGCTGAATAGTGAACCGTAAACATTGTCTATGTCTCCAGCTCTACCCATGATCTTATCTCTAAGAGCAGCAGCTTGTGCCTCTTCTGGGTCTACAGCAGCACCGCCACCGCCAGTATTATCACCACCGCCAGTTGGTGCAACTGGGTCTTCAATCTCTTCACCTGCGATTGACATCCGTTGGGCTTCAATACCACCAGCTACTTTTTTAACTGGTTTACCAGCATTAGAAGCTGAACCATCTGCGTTAGCGACCCAGACGTTTCCATCTTGTCCTATCCAATACTTTGCCATTTTAATCTCCTTTTTGTTTTTAAGCGTCTAGCTATGAGTCTATAATATCACTGAACTAGCGGATAGTATAGGCACCATCGAAGCGTTCTGAGTCTTTAGTCTGGTAGAGCATGACCCAGCCTAGAAGTGTGAAGGTTTCATCAATACCGTTATTTTCGTATTTAACCTTCATAGTACGGGAATCCACGTTAATACCAATCTCGTAAACCGCATGAGATGAGTCAGTTTCAGAAGAAGTAGTTTCATCAGTAGTATCAGCAGCTATCCCTAAGTCTCCATCTGTATAAGTGTCCTGTTGGGAAGTACCGAACATCAGATTACCGATCTGGTCTACACCCATACCACCAGTCATAACTGGGGCTACGGAAGCTGGACGACCAATCGAACCATTCTCGTTAATGAATGAGATCTGAACTGCACCAGTAGTCAGGCGGAAGATAGGACGGAGAACGTACCAGTATTTCTCTCTGTCCAGAGCCTTGCCTTCGAAAGCTCGAGTAATAAAGACTGCATCGATAGCAGCTCCCTTATCGTTGTACACGCCAGGGGTGAACTGACAGACCGAAGCAGAGCCATACTCTGTGAAGTAAAAGTACGTTTGTCCATCGTTATCACGGTCTTTGAATACTAGCATGTCGTTTGCAGTGATGTTATCCCACAAAGCCCAAGCATAGAACCGTCTGTCGTAGACAATCATGGCATTACACTCTTCGTTGGAGTCAAGTGGAACGGTTAAGAAGTAGCGGTCATCTGTATATATCGCCTTGCACTTCTCCCATTCGGCAGGGTTTATACGCTGTAGGAGCGTTTTAACACGGGAAGACAGCTCGTTAGTACGGATGGAAGCGTAGAAGTTAGGCTCGTTACCTAGAACGTAGATGCCCTTATCTGTTAGGAAGTAGCAGTCATTCTCTACAGATGCGATTGCACCGTGGCAAACTGCACCATAAGAGCCAGATATACGCTCAACTACGAAGCCGTTAGACGAGTTAAAGTAGAGTTGGTAGATTGAGTTCTCTTTGAAAACGATTAAAACATCTTGAAAGAATCCTAAACCTGTGACTTTTTGACCATCGTTCTTGTTAATATCGATAGCCGTAGGAGCAGTATCACCTGCGAAAACTGTAGCACCTGGTACACCAGCAGAGCTTGTTAGATCTGGGGAGCCGTCAGTTGGAGCTGCACCGCCACGAGTAAATCGAGATGGTTCGCCAACTGGAGCGAAGTAAAGTCGGAATGGCTGACCTGGAGTTCCCGAAGCCACATGGTAACCCTTATATATAACTGAGAACTTGGCTTTAGGCATTGTGCCTGGTCGAGTAACAGAGGTACCGTTCCAGACTATACCACCGTTAGTACCGTCCCATGCGTAAGTCTTTTCAAATAATGAAGTCATCGTGATATTAGCTGTAGCATCTAGGGTAACTGCCCCAGATAGAGCTGACCACGAACCTGCCG